AGTTGTTGTAGTTGCTGGTAATTCTAGAGTTGATGTAGCGTTTGCACAGTTGTGGCAGGTCAGTGATGCCTGCGGCACGCAAGTCACTGGGATTGAACAATCCGTCAATTGCTTTGCCGTAAGTAGAAATAATCTGACTCAGTTGCTTGACCAGTTTGGCATTGAGTTCTACGTTTTGTATATCTTTGACACTGGGCTCGATCATCAACAATCCAGGCACAGGTTCAAGTGTAACTTGCTTGATTGCTTCTGGTGCGCTTTCAGGATCTTTGAATCTTGTGTGTATAGCAACGCCAACTTCACTGTTGCCGATACGTTGTCCCAACTTGCTGTTGGCAGGAATTTTATATTCAACAAAGTTTGGCTTGAACACATATGCACCAGACACTTCTGGTGGTGCAGTTGTATACAACAAGTCACCTTGGATATAGCCACGCATGTTTTCTGGAGTTGCGGCACGTAATAAGGGAAATAACTTTTGGTAGATAGCAACAAGTTCTGTGCGATCACCTTTGCGCATGGCCATCATTCGCTGAATATGTTCCGGCGAAGTTGCTAGCCCGTCATAACCTTTTGCTCCAAAGCCGCTTTTGTCTGTGAGTACAAACGTGCCGTCGGGCTTGCGACCAAACATGATAGCAGGCTTGCCGTCCCATTTGACAGTGGTGGTTCCGCGAGTGTTTTCGGCAGCATGCCGCATGATTTCCACTGCTTCACGTATGCCACGTGTTCCTCTTTCGAACACCAGGTCTTCCAAGTGTTCGATACGTGCATCTTTGGCACCTTCCACAATCACACTCATACCTTGGTTAACAATACGGTCACGCAGACGTGCAAGGAAGTCCACTTCTGTGTATTCCTTATACACTGGCTCGTCGCTTTCCATAAAAGGAACACCTTTTTTGGCAAAATGTTCTCTGGCGTCTTTGAGTTTTGCATCGCGCTTGGGATCACGTTCAAGTGCTGCCACAATAGTTTCTACGCTGTGCAGGTCGTCGCGAGTCGACTGTTTGTTCAACAACAGTTTGGCAATCTTGTCTGGATCATCGCTGATGATTGCGTTGGTGGCACGGTCAGCAATACCGGAGTTTTGGTTCAACTTGTAGCCCATGCTTTTGGCAATGCTGTTCAACAACACATTACGATCTGATCCGCCGTAGTTGCTGTCGCCTGGTGCGCTGAGAATAAACTTGGAAAATGGCACATTGGTCAAAAACATAAAGTCTGTTTGCACATAGCCCGAGTTGGGATTGCCGCCAATGGGTGTTTTAAAGTGTACGGAAATACCGGACTTTTTGACATACTCATCAGGGTTGAGTCCGTGACTGGTGGCCCACTGTGTTAGTCTATTGGCCAATTGTTCTTTGCTGACTTGGCCGGCATCCACTGCAAGATCCAAATCACCGGATGTGGGTTTTTTGCCTGTAGATCCCAGAGTATTGTTTTGCAAGTCCAGTCCGGGCAACATCATGTCAAGCCATGCCAGTGTCGGTGCAACGTCAGTTTGGTTAATGCGCTGAGTCAGTATTTGACCATTCATGTCTTTGAAAACATTGCCGCCTTCTTTTAATATCATCTTACGTTGTATCCCATTGCTTGTAAAAATTTGTCAACTGCTGGATCACCTGTTCTTGTCAATCGTGTATTCTGATTGTTTGTTTGTTGTAGTATTTTTCCAATACCTGCTACTTGTCGATCAGTTATACCAAGTTTGGCCAACTCTGTAGACATGTCAGGCGCAGGCGTCACTGGCTGTGCTGCGGTAGGCCTACCAGGGTCGCCGTATGCGTATGCCGGATCCCATTTGCTACGAGTAGAGTCAACGGCTGCATTTTTAACTGCTTTTCCAAACCCTTTGATGTTATCACGCCAGGTTGGCTTGGTTGCTTGTTGTGCTGCCTGTTGTGCAGCCTGTTGTGCTGCCTGTTGTGCTGCCTGTTGTGCTGCCCGTTGTACTTGAAACGCCTGGGCTTCTTTGCTGCCACCGGGTTTTACATTGGGATTTACTGGTATATTTTGAGAACGGGTCGGTTGTGCTGGCGCTGGTTGTGCAGGCGCTTGTGCTTGTTGTGTTAAGTTTGCTTGTGAGTCTGCTTCGGCTTTTTTAATTTGAGCTGCAATGTACGGAGACACTTTACTAGTGTCTAGTCCTGTCACTGGCGCTGGTTTTGGTGGACGTTGCTCCAAAACGTTACGCTTGTTTAATTCATGAATTTGCATCTGTTCTTCTCACTGTTCTAGTAAACTTGCCAGGATCCCGTAGGTTGATGGCGTTGATCAACTTGCGTTGCAAATTCTTAGCCACTTCGGGATCATAACTAGAGTCAATTTGCTCTAGCAACCGTATAGCACTGGCAATAATGTTACTAGCACGAGTTTCAATCACATGACGCTGGTCACGCTCAATGTACATTGAATCGAGTTCTTCTAATAAACTTCTAGTTTTCTTTTGCATAATAGTCTCGGACCTTTGCGTTATTTATTATAAAAATTACTATCTAAAGTGTGACACTATTGATGGCAGAATAGCATTTTGTAACTCCAATGGCCAACTGTTAATTTGAGAATTATTAAATTTATCAAGCTGATTATCTAAAATCAATTTACGATTGTTTAACAAGCGATCTTTGTGCAATTCCCGCAAATCACTTATTTTTTTCTTGTTTGTTAGCACCTCTAAATTGTATTTAAAGGCATAATAACACCTTTCTACTAGAGTATCGCAGTGTTGATAATCGTGATTTATAACGTCATCAAAAGCATCGAACCCTGATCTTTTCCATTCTTCTGCTTGTTTGTACCCACCTACCCAAATTGGAAAAGATAGTCCTAAAATTGAAAACAATGTTTTTTCTGAAAAACAAATAGATTTTGAATACCTAACCGACTCAGTTATTAAAGAAATAGCAGATGTTTCAAACATTTTTTTAACTACAACATTCCACACCTGCCAATTATCACCGTAATTAGCTATACTAGGCAGATTTTTATAGTTAACATCTATGTCAAGACCGTTGGGCATATTAAAATTTTGATTTATTGTTTTAATTGGTGATAATATTTCATTATAAAGATCGTCTGGCAAGAGCGACGCTCTTGATTTTTCAGCAATTATTTTTTCCATATCAAATGATTCGCCGATACCGCTCCAGGTGTAACTAAAATCTTTAAGATTAAAATATTCTACCAATTTCATACATAGAAATCTGTTGATTTGTTTTTTATTAATCATAAAATTAAAAATACAATCAGTTGTTGTGTTGGTACAATATAAAAAATTTTTATATTTGGCAGCTTCGGCTTCCAACCAAAAGTTTGCACCATAACAATAACCTTGTGATAATTCTATTAGATTCAAGCTGTCATTGACAATGTATCTGGGCGGATTTTGAAGGCCGTTGACCCAATAAACGTATTCTTCGTCACACACATCCCATATGTGTAATACATACGAGTCCGTAGTGTTTTGTACTTGCAAGAGTTCTTTATTAGAGTATCTATCTCCTGGATATGTAACAATAACTTTCATTGTGAATTTATGAATTGGTTTTAATTGCGCCCAGTAGTTGTTTAAGTTTAGCACTTTGAACATCTGCTGTGACTTTGGCTGTTTCACCGTCGGCAGGTTTATTCCATGCAGGGGTTCCTTCTGGATTGCTGATACGGCTTTGTGGTTTGATGCTTTCGTATATACTGGGCTTCTTGAATGATCCACTGCTGTTGTCGTCATCACCGCCATTATCTGTAATACGCATAGTATCAATGTTGTATTCTAGATCGACTTTTTGTCCAACACCTGTACTGCTGCGACTTTTCATACATTGAATTTGATACTTGCCGCGTTCTTTCATTGCCCTGCTTGTAAAGATACCAAACACGTTGTCTGCTGTGTTGATCTTACTGATACCGCCACTGATGTGACTGTGATCAAATTCAATTTCTTCAACAGCACTACGATTCAACTGCGATGCAGTCACAAACAGCACATTCAGTTCTTTGGCCAGGTTGCGCAATTCTTCACTCACATACTTGTCTTTGACAAACAAATCATTGGGACTGACTTTGGCACTAACCGGCATCAGCAAGTCCAAATAATCACACATGATAAAGTCTACTCGGATGCCTGTTTGGATTTGCACTTCTTTGATATATGCACGAATGTCATTGATGTTGCTCTGTGCCGGCAATGCTTTGACACGATACTGTCCAAACTTCTTGCCAACAACTTTGACTTTCATTGTGGCTGTGTCAATGTCCTTGCGAATATCTTTGGTACTCATGTTGGTCAACATTGCATCAGTTCTCAAACTTGTGAGTTCTTCACTCAATTCAAGACTGATATACACACCGCTGAGTCCTTGTTGCAACCAGTTTAGTGCAATGTTCATCATCACCAAACTCTTGCCTGATCCAGAACCACCAGCAAAGATGTTTAGTTCACCTCGACTAAATCCACCATACAACAATCGATCCACTTGTGGCCAACCTGTGCTCACTTGTCCACCTGAGTTGAAGTATTTGTTGATACGAGCACTGGGATCAGCAAAGTAATCTGTGCCCATGTCCTTTGTCAAGCTGATCTGCACTGCGTCTTTGATCAGTTTCTCAACTGGATCATAGTCGCCTTTTTCCAACAAGTCAGCACTTTTTAAAATAGCACGTTCAAGTTCTTGACGTCTAGTAAACGCTTCGAACTCGGTCATGAACCATTCATAGTGTCCTTCGTTCAAGTCCGGAACTGGCGATAGTTTGACACCAGATGTTGCTGAGATCTGTGTACGATCTGGCATTGTTTTGTGTTTTTCAGAGTGCTCTTTGATAAACTCTGCTGCCGACCTAATACTTTTATCAAAGTTCTCAGGGTTATAAATGTTTTGTACACGCACATAGCTGGAAGCATCTTCCAGCATCATTTCTAAAAACAATCGTTGTACATCTAATCCGTATTCTTT